CAAACAAGAATAAATCTGATAGAGAGAATGATGATGAAAAAATATAAAGTAAGAATATTTGGAATGGGTATAGATGCCAAAGGATTAATACCTTTCCCATGTGAGCCCACATTAGACATGATCGAGAGTGCTACTGCTGAGTATTTAAATGAGGGGCTAATGAAAGTTGAGTCTGATAATTTTTATGATCATAGTAGATATACAATAACTTATGAAAAAATCTTACCAGAAGGAGAGTAATACTATGAGTAAAATTAAAAATCTTTTAAAGTATGACCAAGACAGTACAGATAAAGGAGATAGAAACATCTTTATTACAGGGAGACATTGGGGATTTGTTATTAGTACTAAAATCCATGTATCTAAAAATAAAAATCTTCAAATTTATGTAGCCAAACTTAAAAATCTTTTTAGATTTCCACATACAGACTGGGTGTATTTCCCTAAAATACGTACTTTATATGACAACATTATCTCTGGTGAAATTCAAGGATACTATGAGGAATTAAAAAAGGATATGCAACGTAAGGATTATGAGTTTGTTGATAAGAATAACTATAATACTACACATGTTAGAATATTAAAAAGAAGATCAGCAACTAATTAAAATGAATTATAAACAGCAGTTAGAAGTAATAGAAGGATTGTTCATTCCACCAGATACATCTATGAGAATGGATTGTCCTTTCTGTCATGGTAAGAATACCCTATCAGTAGATACAGCTTCCAATAATATAAATTGGTTCTGCTTTCATGCTGCCTGTAAAGCTAAGGGTAAGTACACAGGTGAGAAAGATATGAACTATGTAAACTCAACATTCAATAACAAAAATAAAACAGGTGATGCACCATTTGAAATACCAGATAGTTTTACAACTATATATTCAGATGACAAAGCCATGAAGTACCTACATAAAAATAATTGCTGGGACGCATGGAGTTTGGGTAGAGCAACAATTAAATTTGATATAGCACAGAACAGGGTAGTCTTCTGTGTTAAAGATCCCAAGACAGATGAGATTGTAGGTGCAGTAGGTAGGGGATTAACTTCCAGAGTATACCCTAAATGGTACATGTATGGTAATAAAGATATACCATTTACCTGTGGTTTAATAGAACATAAGGAGGCTATTCTTGTAGAGGATTGTGCCTCTGCTTGTGCAGTATCTAATGTCTTAACAGGTATAGCCTTAATGGGTACATCATTAAAAGAATCTCATAAAAAACACTTGACACAGTACAAAAAATTGTATATAGGTTTAGATAGAGATGCAACAACAAAATCATTTGATATTGCTAATGAATTAAAATCTTATGGTGTTAAGAATGTTCATGTTAAAGTATTAGAAGATGACTTAAAATATTATGGAACAAAAGAAATAGAGGAGATGTTTAATGACTAATAAGATGATGCAAGAAATAGTAGATGACTGGAGAGAGTGGAGGTATGATATTCTAGAATTAAATACTGCTACATGGACACAAAGAGATGAGCAGAAACTTAATGCGATAACAAATATATTAGAAGAACAATTAGAATTACAGAAAGAGGAGTAGAAATAAATGGATGATATATATTTAAGTACTTTTAGTAATGATTTAAAAAATAGTATTAAAAGAAGGCTAGACAAAGATGGCAGAGGTTATAATGATTTGGAAGAAACCATAGATAGATTAACTAAACAAAAAGAATACCTACAAGAGCAATTAAGAAAAGCAGGAAAAGAAATACAAGAATTAAAAGATAAGGCATTGGTATGATAGAGAAACAGATAATAAAATTAATGCTTAATAAAGATTTTTATACAGAGTATAAAGGTAGGGTATCTCGTAATGTATTTCAAGGTAGCTTTGGTTCCTTATATGATACAGTTCAAAAGGCACATGATAAATATGATGCCAATATAAGTATTGATGAGTTGTACTCTTTACATACTGCAGTATTTAATCCTGCATTAACACGGGCAGCTAAGGAACAGTTTAGTGAATTACTTGAGGACATAAAGGAAACACAAGAGCCTTCAAAACAAATAGCAGATGATATTATAAAAATATTAATTGAAAGAGATGTTGCACAGAAGATTGCAATAGAGGCTACTGAAATATTTAATGGTAAAGCTGCAGACTTTAATTTTATTACCAATCTTATAGAGAAACATAAGACAGGATTACCTGCACAAAAATTAGATGCAGTAACAAATGATATTGATGAGTTGCTTGATGAATTAAATGTTGTAAGTAAATGGCAGTTTAATATAAATGTATTAAGGACTAACATAGGTGGGATTGGACCAGGAAATTTAATGATAGCCTTTGCTAGACCAGAGGTAGGTAAGACAGCATTCTGGGTGAGCCTTGTGTCAGCACCTTATGGATTTGCTGAACAAGGTGCCAAGGTACATGCATTTATTAATGAAGAACCTGCAGTTCGTACACAGATGAGAGCCATAAGTTCTTTTACAGGTCTCAACAAAGAGCAGATTGCCGATGATGTACCTAAAGCAAGAGAAAAATGGATTGAAATAAAAGATAATATAACTATGATTGATACTGTTGATTGGTCTATGGATGATATAGATAGTCATTGTGAGAAACATAAACCAGATATAGTTGTTATAGATCAATTAGATAAAGTAAATATAAGTGGAACGTTTGCAAGGACAGATGAGAAGTTAAGAGCAATCTATACAAGTGCAAGGGAGATAGCAAAGAGGAGAGAATGTGTAGTCATTGCCATATCACAAGCGTCAGCAGACGCAGACAATAAAGATCATATAACTTTTACTATGATGGAAAACTCTAAGACAGGTAAAGCAGCCGAAGCTGATTTAATTATTGGTGTGGGTAATAGGGAAGCATCTAATCCAGATAACGATACCAGAGTATTAAATGTTAGTAAGAATAAAATAACAGGGTGGCATGGTAGTCCAGCCTGTGTATTAAATAGATATATAAGTAGGTTTACAGGATAATGTATACAAATTTTAAAAAAGACTTAGGTCGTGGTAGGAAAATAGAGAATATGATTCTACTAAATATACAAAGAAAGTACCCATCAGCAGTATTAATTGATGGTAAGTTTAGTAAGTATGATATATTTATACCAGAGAATAATTATAAGATAGAAGTTAAGTACGATTTAAAAAGTCAAGAAACAAATAATATTGTTATTGAATTGTTTATGTTTGGGAAACCATCTGCATTACTAGCAACATCAGCACACCTATGGATTATATATACAGGTAAGGAGTACCTATGGATAAAACCAATTAAAATATTTGAATGTATACTGTTAAATAATATACAATCAAGGGAGATTACTGGTAATGGAGATTCAAATACAAAAAAAGTTTGCTTAGTTAGACTTGACTTACTAAAGAATTACTGCTATAAGGTACAAACCGATCTAAGATCAGAAGAAATAATATAAGGAAATCAATATGATAACAACAGTAGACGTAGAAACATCGTACCAAAAAACAGATACAGGTGGATTTGATCCATCACCATTTAATCCTAAAAACATATTAGTTAGTGTAGGTATTAATGATGATTATTATTTTACTAACCACAGCACGAGAGTTGATGAAGGTTGTCATGCAAAGATACAAAAAATATTAGATGAAACTAAATTGTTAATAGGGCATAACATTAAATTTGATTTAAGCTGGTTACTTGAGGCAGGATTCACATACACAGGTAATGTATATGACACTATGATAGCAGAATATGTATTAAATCGTGGTGTTCGGGACAGTTTAACACTATTAATGTGCTGTAAGCGTAGAAATTTAGATGCTAAAGATGATGCAGTAAAAGAATATATGGATCTAGGTGTATCTTTTGAAAATATTCCTGAAGAAATTGTAGAAAAATATGGTAGAGTTGATGTGGCTATTACTAGACAACTGTTTGATGCACAAATGGTAGACTTAAGATCAGATAAGCATAAAGGTTTATTAAAAACAATTAAAGTTATGAATGAATTTTTAATAGTGCTTACTGATATGGAACGTAATGGTATTAATATAAACTTAGAAGACCTTACACAAGTAGAGAGAGAGTACCGAGCAGAGTTTGCTTATCTAAAACAGAAGATAGAGAAGATTGTTTATGCAAAGATGGGGGATACTAAAATTAATTTAGGAAGTCCCGAGCAATTATCTTGGTTAATCTATTCTAAAAAACCTAAAGATAAACACGAATGGTCTAAGATATTTAACACAGGTATAGACAAATTCACAAAGAGAAATAAAAAGAGACCTAAGTTTTCTTTTACACAGTTTAGAAAGTTAGTAGCTAATAACTCTGAGCCTATATATAGAACTATGGCTAGTAAATGCTTACAGTGTGCAGGTAAAGGTGTACTTTTAAAGATTAAAGTTGATGGTACACCCTATAAAAAATATACCAAGTGTTCTGATTGTCATGGGGAAGGTATTGTATATGCTAACATGGCTAAGTTTGCAGGGTTTAATCAAAGACCTAGAAGTGTATATGATATATCTGACTCTGGATTTAAAACAGATAGAATTACTTTAAGTAAAATTGCAGGAGAGGCAGAGGGAGAGTTTAGAGAGTTTATTGATTCTATAATTAGACACAATGCTATCTCTACATATCTAAATACTTTTGTAGAAGGTATACAAAACTTTACAAATGCTAATGGATTACTACATCCTAAGTTTATGCAGGCTGTAACAGCTACAGGTAGACTATCAAGTAGGGATCCCAACTTTCAAAACCAACCAAGAGGTACAACATTTCCTATTCGTAAGGTTATACAATCTAGGTTTGAAGGTGGTCAGATAATTGAGGTAGACTTTGCACAGTTAGAGTTTAGAACTGCAGTATTTCTTGCACAAGATAAGCAAGGTATGGAGGATATAAAAAATAAAATAGATGTACATAAATTTACTGCTGACATTATAGGTGTATCAAGACAAGATGCAAAGGCACATACATTTAAACCTTTGTATGGTGGTACAACAGGTACAGAAGATGAGAAGAAGTATTACAAAACATTTGCAGAAAAATATAAGGATATAACTAAATGGCATGAGGAACTGCAGAGCCAAGCTATAAACTTTAAAAGGATTAAATTACCTACAGGTAGAGAGTATTCATTCCCATATGCAGAACGTATGCCTTGGGGTGGATCTAGTTATGCTACACAAATAAAAAATTACCCAGTACAAGGATTTGCAACTGCAGATATTGTACCTTTAGCATGTATAAAAATATATAAGCTAATGAATGAACAGAAGGTAAAGAGTTTACTTATTAACACAGTTCACGATTCTATTGTGGCTGATGTTTATCCTGGAGAAGAAGCTGTAATGAGTAAGATATTTGACCAGGGTACAGCATCTGTAATACCTGCATTGAAAGAGTATTATGGAATAAACTTTAATGTTCCACTTGACACAGAGATCAAAATGGGATATGATTGGTTAAATATGAAGGAGATAAATAATGACTAAGACTAATATAGTACTAAAAGTAGTAGGGTATACGTATAGTAAACCCTCAATAACAGTTGAGTTAGATATGAGTAATAGAAATGAGGCTTTAAATATAGCTGATAAACTTAATGACATAGCTAAAGCAAAAGGCGAAGATACTACAATATATTTCGTAGAAACTATTGATATACCAGAGTACAATAAAGATAGTGATGACGATGTACCATTTTAATAACAACTAACAGAGGATAGTAATATGTACATAGACAAGTATAAGATATATAATATGCGATACCAATGGAAAAATGGTAAACAAGATAAGTCTGAGTCAGTGATTCATTCACTTCATTCAGAAGATTCTATACGAGGTAAAGATTTTATAGCTTTATTAAGTGATCTTAATGATGCCTGGAATAAGCATGAGTCTAAAGATGTAGAAATAGAAGTAACATTTAAATCAACTAAGGAGGATTAACATGCAGAAAAAATATGAAGATTATACACCTAGCCAAATGGCTAAAGAAATAATTATGAATTCTTTAGACTTGGCAATGGATGTAGATGATAGAAATATAAAGACTGAGTTAGAAGAAATAAGTGATGACTATAATAAAACTACTACCAATGCAGTAAGGGAGTCTATAAAAAAGTTTGCAGAAAAAACTTTTAATAGCTTTCATTCAGCTAAATTTGATATGAGTGGGCATCCTATTGTAGATAAATTTAACGAGGAGACTATATAATGAGTATACCTTTATTAGACAAAGAGTTGTGTGAAGAGTTTGGCAACGATG